CGTTTCGGTAAGATGGCAAGCAAAACGTTCCTGAGAGTTCATATGAACGGTGAGGGTAAGCCGGGTAATAAGAAACCTGTCCTCTTCCCTAAACTGGTATTCCTGTACGACAAGAACCTTCACGGTGAGGGTTGTATTAATGAGGATGTATTTGAAGCCGGGATTGACTGTAGCTGCAAGACTATGTATCCTGACTGGCTTTCCCTTACAGGTGACGGCTATGTAGCTGAGATGTACAAGAAGTATGGCAGAGTGGTAAGCCCTATGGGTTGTCGTGCTTTCCTCAGTCCGTGGTATGAGCGTGGCGGTATGCACCCGGCAGATGAAGATGACAAGCCTATCTTTGAGGGGCGCTTCAACATCGGTGCAGTAAGCCTGCATCTGCCGATGATTCTTGCGAAAGCAAGAGAAGAGGGCAAGGACTTCTATGAGGTCTTGGACTTCTATCTTGAAATGATCCGCAACATTCATAAGCATACTTATGAATACCTTGGAGAAATGAGAGCCAGTACCAACCCGATTGCATATTGTGAGGGCGGTTTTTACGGAGGGCATCTGAAACCTTCGGACAAGATCAAACCACTTCTGAAACCTATGACTGCATCCTTTGGTATCACGGCACTTAATGAGTTGCAGGAACTCTACAACGGCAAGTCCATTGCAGAGGACGGTGCATTTGCACTGGAAGTCATGCAGCATATTAACGATAAGGTCAATGAGTACAAGGAAGCTGACGGATGGCTGTATGCAATCTACGGCACACCTGCTGAAAGCCTTTGCGGTTTGCAGGTGGAGCAGTTCAGAAAGAAGTACGGAGTGATTAAGAATGTGTCTGACAGACCTTATGTAAGCAATAGCTTTCACTGTCACGTCACAGAAGATATCACACCAATTCAGAAGCAGGACTTAGAGGGACGTTTCTGGAATCTTTGCAACGGCGGCAAGATTCAGTATGTGAGATATCCAATCAGCTACAACCGGAACGCTGTCAAGACTCTGGTATGCAGAGCAATGGAGTTAGGCTATTACGAAGGAGTCAACCTCTCTCTGGCATACTGTGATGATTGCGGTCATGAAGAGTTAGAGATGGATGTATGCCCGGTATGTGGCAGTACCAACCTCACGAAGATTGACAGAATGAATGGCTATCTGTCCTATAGCAGAGTTCACGGTGATACCCGTCTGAACGTTGCAAAAATGGCTGAGATTGCTGAGAGGAAGTCAATGTAATGGAGGGTTAAGGTATGACAGACAAAGGACTTGACAATCTCAGGTTCGGGATCATCGAAGCGGCAGCGAATGATTACTTTGAACTGCTTGCAGGTTTCAAGATTCCAACCGCAGATTGCAATGTGGACGAGTGCCGCAGGTTCTTCCGTTCACAATGGTTTCACTTACTATGTGATCTTGACCC